TTTTCCCATTATACTCCTCTTTCTGTGTTATACGCAATAATATGATCTCTTCCTGTCATATTGTATCCGTGTTCTGCTACCATTTCAAATACAAGAGAATACATTTTTATTAACGTTTCTCGAGTATCACCGGCGGGCATAATATACGTCTTTTCTTTAGGGATTCCAAGTTCTACTCGATAAGCTTCAATCTCATCTAAGTTTTTCTGTGTACCATCCCAAACTGGTTTGTAATGATAATCTGAGTGGAATTCGATCATCTGCTTAATAGCAGTTGTGTTGAGCCTTTTTCTGTTATGAATGTCTACGAATTTTTGGTCAACCACCTTCCCACCAGGTGTAACAGCTCCAACAACAGGAACGGAATTACTAAATTTAGGACTAAGAGACAACAAATTAATAGGATAATCGGTTTCAATATAATGAGATCCTTCAGTTTCAATAGTAATGATAATGCCTCTTTCATTTGCAAAGTGTGTTAATTCGTTAACTAGTGCGGGATGCATAGTTGGAGAACCACCTGTAAGCATCATTTCTTTTACTTGTGGGTTCTCATCATAAATATCTATTATGTCTTGGAATGTAAATATTCCTTTTTCTGGGTGTATAGAGGTGTACCAACTGTCACACCATCCTCCTTCTCCAAAGTAACATCTATGTGTACATCCTGTAGTTCTAATGGCGATTGTTGGTCTACCAAATCTACTACCTTCGGATTGTACACAACGATATACTTCTAGTACTGGTAGTACTTTATTATAGTCTTCTATTCTTTTTCTCATCGTACATTTTTTTAAGTGGTTTTACGGTCACTATATATTAATAATTTGCTAATAATTCTTCTACGTGGGCTTTAGCAGTATCCCAACCATCAACATAAGCAACAGGATCTTTTCTTCCTAATTTAAGGAATGCTTCGATTCTTTCTACTGATGAAGCTGATTTATAATCAGATAATCCTTCAGCTGTTGGTTTGTATGATGTGTTTGTTCTTTTATAAACTTCATCAAAATCTAAGCCAAGTTTTTCACAACATACTTCACCATCTTTTAAGATATCAAATTTATCTCCATTTAAGTAAGGTGTAGTATAAGTTACTTTATCAGCATCCCAATTACCTTGTTTGAATGCTTCATAATCTGCATCTCTAAATTCTTGTCTACAGTCAGGGTAAATAGCGTGATCACCAGCATGAATACCCATTGCTATTGCAACTGGACAATCTTTAGCGTTTGCTACAGAGAGCGCTACTGCTTGGATAATTGATGAAAACATTTTATTTCTGTTAGGTACAACAGTATCTTTCATATTTTCTTCCTCGTAATGGCCCTCTGGTACGTCCTCACCCCCTTTCACCAGATTTGAATTTAATAATGATACTAATCCTTGTAAAGTGATTCTTTGATACTTTACTGAGTGTCCATTTTCAGCTAGATATTGAATCAATTCTGCTGCTCTTTCTAATTCTACATTGTGTTTTTGACCATAATCAAAACTTAATGCTGTTACTTCATAATCGTTTGCCAGCAAGTGCAATAACACAGTACTACTGTCCATTCCACCTGACAATGATAAAACTGCTTGCTTTTTCATAATTACTTTTTTTCTTTGTTTAAATGTTGTTTTCTACTTTCGTGTTCCCAAATTCCATCTACTGTATGTTCATGCCAATGAACTCTACCTTTTAAAATGGCGTCTTTGATATTTTTCTGGTGCCCATTCAAATTTGAATTTCCACTTTTTACTTCTATAAAATGTACCGAACATTTTGTTTTACTTCCTCTATTTGCAAAAGCTATATAATCAATTGGTTTTCCAAAAAACTGTACGTCTTTAGGATCTACTGGGAAATTTTCCATAAATGGTACATAGTGTTCTATTGTTTTTCCAAAACTTACTGCTCGTGAACGCGAATAAGCGTCTTCTCGGATGGCTTTTTCTTCTTTTGATTTCCATTTTGCCAACATGGCTTCTGCTTTTCTTTCTGCTATTTTATCGTGTGTAAAATAGATGTATGCTGAAAAAGCTAAAGCACATAATGTAATTGCAATTAATGCTATTGTCATTTTAATATAGTTGAGTGTTACTATCCGTTACAAACTTTTTGAATTGGATAAGGTTATGGTTAATGTTAAATAATTTTTCTTGATCTAAAGGTGTTAATCCTAATTTATCTATTTTAGTTGAAGATTTAGATAATAAACCCACACTATTATATTTTACTCCTTCTAACCCATGAATTATAGGATTTGATGTATCTATTGATTCAATAAAAGGAAAATCACAATAGTAACCAAATTCTTGTGGTAAAGCACACCCCAATAAGTGTACTCTGTCGTTGTCTGATATTAATCCTGATTTATACATTTTTGATACAGTCATTATACGACCCATCATTTTACCAACCAAAGGATTTGGGTGGGGAAATTCATCAGCATACCAATCAGCTCCATAACTTATTGCTATTTTTTTATAACCATGATGATTTTTTAAAATATGGTAGCATTCATAAGCTTCTGCATAATTATTTGCTTGTACTACTGCTACTTTGGTTGTATTTTCAGGTAAATCTATATCTAACCACTTTTTAGCGTTAACTAATGTTTGGTTTTTATCCTGCCAAACATCAGGTACTATAAACTCATCTGGTTCTAAATGACCAACCCAATGTAATAGTCTTTCTGTATCATATGCTTCACCTAATTCGTGAAGTGAATTATCCATTATAATATAACTGCCTGATTCTTTAGCATATTCAAAATGTTTTCTATAGATTTCATTTTGATCTAATAAATGAGGTAAACAATACTCATAATCATTAATTTCAAAGCTCCTAGAGAGCATGTTTATTGGAAGTTCGTGTGAGATTTTATACATACTATTCTGAATATATTGCTGAGTTTTTACCGTGTTCTCTAAATTCTACTTGTTTTACTTTAACACGCCCATTAGTTTCTTCTTGTACGAATGGGTTTAATTTATTAAAAATAAACTCTGCAAATTTTTCAGCTCCAGTAGCTGGTACTACTCTTACTTGAGCTACTCCTGTATCATCCATGTTTTGGAAACCACTTAAATGGGGATCATCTTCAGCAACTATTACTGTGTGATCAAACATATAGTCCATCCAATCTTTGGGGGATAAGCCATCGATTTTTGTTTTGGCTCTTTTCATACCACCAAAATCCCAAACCCAATTTCTTTCGTCTAATTCACCTTCAAACCATACTTTAAATGAAACACCATATCCATGTAGATATTGGCAGTGTGTTGTAGTAGCTTTCCATTGTCTAAAACAACAACTAAAACCATCAAAAACTTTTGTACTTGTAAACATAACTTATTTTTCTTTTATATATAACTTTATTTTTTGGAATCCAAATTATCTTCGGGAAGAAAATTCTTATATTTTTCGTTAAAATCTTTATTATTATTATCTATTTTTTCTATATCTTCTTCTGTGATATTTCCTTCTTGTATTTTATTCCAATCTTTTAATAAATCTTCTACATCTGTTAGAAAATCTCCTAATGTTGGTTCTTTAGATTTCTTCATATTCTGTTTCTTTTATTTCATTACATAACCATAAAAATCCTTGTGCTCTAAACATAGTATCACAATGATAGTACTGTTTTAGGATTGTTACTCCATTTTCTACATTTAAATTAATTCTGCTTTCAGGAAATTTCCTTTTAACATGAAATAATTTACCTTGTATTTCTATTATATTTTTATCCGTCACAACTTACACAATCTGCCATTCTAGAACCTAAATCTCCTTTAATTACAGAGTCAGTTCTTAAATAATATAATGTTTTAACACCTAATTTCCATGCTTCCATATGAACCTGGTTAATCCATTTAGGAGAATCAGTAGGAGCAAATGCTAAATTAAGTGATTGAGTTTGATCAATGTATTTTTGTCTAATTGCTGCTTGTTGAACTAAAGCTAATTGGTTAGTTTCAGCAAATGTTAAAAATACTTCTTTCTCATCCTCTGATAATATTTCAGCTGGTAAATTTTGTACAGAACCTTCATCTGCTAAAATTTGGTCCCAAACTTTACTTATATTTTTACCTTTTTCTATTAGTAGTTTTTCTAATTCTGGATTTTTAACAATAAAAGTACCTTTAGCACCATTAAATGTGTAAACATTTGCGGGTTGTGGTTCAATTCCTGCTGAGCAACCTCCTATTCTTGAATTTGAAACAGTAGGAGCAATTGCCATTACATGAGTATTTCTCATTCCTGTTCCTTTACACCATAAAGGCTCACCATATTCTTGAGCTAATTTTCTTGATGCTGCTTCAGCTTCACTTCTAATTTTAGACATTATTGTATGAGTCCAAGCTGTAGAAGCAATACAATTAAATGGTAGATTTTTCTTTTGTAAAAAAGTATGCCAACCCATTATACCTAAACCTAACGCTCTTCCTTTTTTAGCATGTTTATGAGTACGTTTCATTGCTTCTTTTCCGTTGGTTTTAACAATAAATTCTTCCATTACACCATCTAAAAAATATGTAGCAATTTCAACAACATCTGTGTCCTTCCACTCATCATATTTCGCGAGATTCAACGAAGATAAACAGCATATAAACGAGTGCTCTTCATCTGTGTGGAGTGTTATTTCTGTACAAATGTTTGTCATTGAAACGTTGAGGTTATTCATCATGTAAGCTAAAGGATTGTCTTTATTTACATTATCTTCAAACATAATATATGGTTCTCCTGTTTCCATTCTTGATTTTAGGATTTCTAACCATATTTTCATTGCTGTTTCATCTCTATCATTTAATTTTCTCATAAATGAATCATCTACAACAACACATTGATGTAAATTTAAACATTGTCTGTTAGGGTCACCTTTAGGTCTTCTAATTTGAAGATATTCTTCAATGTCTGGATGGTTAACATTTAGATTAACTGAAGCTGCTCCTCTTCTTACGTTACCTTGATTAGTAGCAATAATAGCAGAATCATAAATTTTACACCAAGGCACTACACCTTCTGACTTACCATTCCCCCTAATTTCTGTTCCTCTTGGTCTAATTCTAGAAACACTGACACCAACTCCACCTCCTGAAGCTGTTAATTTCATTAATTCAGCATTAGTTAAACCAATTCCTCTAATTGAATCAGGTGTATCAACACCAAAACAAGAAATAGGTAAACCTCTGTCTGTACCTGTGTTTGAAAGTACAGGAGATGCTAAACCAATCCAACCATTCCAAATATATTTAAAGAATTTTGATTCTAAATCAGGTCGATTTAATCTAACCGCTACTGCATGAGCAACTCTTCTGTATGCTTTTTTAGGTGTTTCTCCTGGTAAAAGATAGCCTTTTGAAATTGTTGATAAAGCTACTTCATCCATAAATTCAGGGAAGTCTTTCCCTCTCTCCCACTGGGAGTAATCTGCTACTAAACTATTATTATCCATTATTTATATTTTTAAAATATTGAGGCTGCGTCCCAATCTTGTACACCTTTACTATAATTTGTTACTCTATTTGCGAAGAAATCTGTGTGTTGTTTTCCTGCGGATAAATGATCAAACCATTTCATTCTTTCTACAGCTTTAACATCAATACCATTAACAATAGGTCTATAACCTAAATCACCCATTTTAGTGTTTACTCTGTTTTTAATAAATGAAATTAAATCATCTTTACTACAACCTTCTAAATCACCCATTTCATAAACTTTTTCAATAAAGTCTAATTCTAATTGTAATGAAAGTAATGCTGCTTCATTAATTGCTGTTTCTAACTCTGGTGTTTTTAGTTCTGGTTTTTCTTCTAAAAGTGTTCTAAATAACCAACATCCTGCTTCAGAATGCATTGATTCATCTCTGATTGACCATTCAACTATTTGACCAACTCCTTTTAATTTGTTGCGCATTTTAAATGACAATAAAACGGCAAATGAACTGAATAAATTAACGCCCTCTGTAAATGCACTAAATATAGCGAGTGACTTAGCTCTTTCGTGCCAATCCACTTCTCCATCAAACGAATCTCTTACATCCATTAGAGTTTCTATTTTAGCCATTGTGGTTTCATCTTCTAAAAACTCAGAAAAATCATCTAAGCCTAATTCTTCGTTTAATAAAGAATAAGCTTCAGCGTGAATTGTTTCCATAGCACCAAATGTAGTTGCCATTGCAATGATTTCTGGTTTACGGAACCATTTTGTAACTAATCCTGTCCAATAATCATTAACTACAGTTTCTGTTTGGGCAAAGCCTTTTAAAATAGAACCAATAATGTTTTTTTCAGTTTCATTTAAATTTTGTTTCCAATCATTGATATCACTCATCATTGGAACTTCTGTGTGTATCCAATGTGCTTGTTGTTGTTTTAACCAATAGTCAAATGCTGTTGGGTATTCGAAGGGTTTATATACGATTCTTTCTTTTGTGATATCTTTTTTTGCCATTGTTATATTTTTTTAAATTTAGAAATAAAAAAAGGGGTAAACCCTTGTGTGTTATAAGTACAATATATACAAACAAAACCCGCTAAAACCCAAAAAATTCGTTGGAAGCTCTTTGTCCTCTTCTTCGCTGTGCAGGCGAAAGATCTTCACTGTTGGTTTGTTGCGGTCTATTATTTCCTCTCATATTTATTTCAATCTTCCCTATTGCAGTGTCCATAACTGAATCATAAGTTATACCATCTGCTCCATATCTATTTTTCATAATGTGCCATCTACCAGTACCGTTTTCTTTGTCTTCGGCACTTCTAGCTAATGACATGGCAAAATCAGTAATCATCATTTTAGAATAACTTTCAGCCATTCTGTCTCCTTGAATAATGTCTTCTCTTGCTCCTGCTCTATTTACTTGTGAAGCTGTCCAAATAGGCACCTTCATTTCAGTAGCTAGACCACGTAAACTAGTGTAAATGTCATCTAGTTTGTCTCTTTTTTCTTTACTTGATTTAGAAGTAAGCAAATCAGCATAATCAACAATAATCATGTCTGGTTGAATGTCTTGTTGTATACATTTTTCTAAATGCGCATGTATGGTATTTACAGTTGCTTGTCCTGCGGGATATTCTCTAATGTAAAGACCACCTCGTAAGGTTGATAATCTTTCAACTACATCATCTTTAAAATTAGTAATGTCTCCTACAGGTATTTCTGAAAAACAAGCATCATATCTTCTACCAACATACTTTTCACTTAATTCTAAAGTATAGTGTATAACTGTATAACCTAATTTTACAGCTTGGGCACCTAATGCTATTAAAGCCCATGATTTACCACCACCAGGACCACCTGCTATTAAACCTAAATCACCTTGTCCTAAACCATTACCTAAAAGATTATTAATAAGTGGCCAAGGTGTAGCTATAGTATTTCTAGCTTCTTCTCTAAATCTATCTTCTATTTCAGCTATATACTCGTGACCTATATCTCTTTCTGTTCCTGCTTTTAAAGCACCATCAATTAAGTTTCTAATGTCATCATAATCTCCTAATTCTAAAAGGTCAACTGACTTCATTAATGCACCTTTTAATGTTTGATTTTTACAAAAGTCTAAAAACGTGTCTTTTACATAAGCTAAATCTGTTGCTTTTGATGCTTTATATGCTTGTTTAAGTAAATCTTTAACAGCTACATTTTGTAGTTCTTTATTTAAATTTTCAAGTTCTACTTTAAACACTTCCATTGTAGGAACTGTTTTATATTCGTTGTAATAGCTGAGTGTTTTACGAATAATCCATTTACCAGCATCATTGTCAAAATAATCTGGAGAAACTATGTCTGCAATTTGTTGTAGAAAGTCTCTGTCAGTTATTAAGATTCCAATAGCTTTAGTTTGGAATGAATGTCCGTATTGAGTTAATTTACTCATGTGTTTGTTTTGCGAATGTATTTAACTTAATAAAATGTTCTTTTAACCATAAATCAGGGGATGCAATTGCATTTCCTAATTGATCATCATTGTACATTATAATAAAATCATTTCGGGAAAGCAAATTTATTGGTGATTCAATTAATCTTGTTATTTGTAATTTTAGCTCTCCTGATATAGGTGGATTTTTTAAATCCATTAATTCTTCATTTAATTGGAGTTGGTCTGCCGACTCACTAATTCTTTTATGCATAGGTTCTTCTCCTTTACCCGCATGTTCCAGAATGAAATCAAGATCAAGGGTTTGTTGAGTAAATAGATCTGGAAGTATTTTAGGTAACTTTTTAGGACCTAATCCTTTAACACCTGGGATGTTATCGGATTTATCACCCATTAGGGTTTTATACATTAAAAAATTGTGAGCCGGTATCCCATAATCAGCTTCTACCATTCGAGGGGTATAAAACTTCTTTTTAGTTGGACTCCATACAGTGATTCTATCGTTTACTTATTGTAAAAAATCTTGATCTGCAGACATTATAGTAACTTCTTTGTCTAATAATGTGTGTGCAATGTAAGCAATAGTATCATCTGCTTCTATTCGGTCTATTGAAATAACATTGATTGGAAGAAAATCTAAATATTCAAGTAATCTTGAAAATTGAATCTTCATTGATTCTTTTTCTTCTCTAGCATCTTTAAAAGCATCCCATCTAGTAATTCGTTTGCCTGGTTTTCTGTTAGATTTATAATCACTGTGGATTTTTCTTCTACGTTGTGAACCACCTGCACCATCATAAACTATAATTACTCTGGTTGGGTTTACTTCTCTAATAGCATAAGCTAAAGATCTTAAAAAACCTGTTAAACCACCTACTGGGACCCCATTGTCATTCAAGGCACCATTTACTGCAAATACTCTTAAATATAAATTTAATCCATCTACAATCAGTACTCTATCATTAACATTTAAAGAATCGCTCTTTTCAATGTTATCTAATAAACTAAATATATCTTCCATTATAATCCGCTTTCATCTATTTCAATGTCCGGATCTAATTCTTGTGGGTCTTCATGTTGATATTTCATAACATACTGTTCACAAGTGTCTTCATACATTCTTTTTCTGATTTCTGGTCTTTCTTCACAAAGTTGTTGTAATTCTTTACCATAGAATGTAATTTCTTCACCTGTTTCTTTATCAACATACTTACAAATAGGACCTGATTGTTTAACTACTTTATAGTTTTTCATCAGTTTTAACCAACCCCCAAAATCGTCTATACCTTGTCTATAAAAAACATTGTATCGAATTTTACGGTTTGGTGGTCCCATTCTGTTTTTAACCACAATTGCTTCTACCTCAGACCCTACAACTTCTTCTACACCGTTGATTTTTTCTTTAAGTTTCCCAACTTGTTTAAGTCTCAATCTAACTGATGCATGAAATTGTAAAGCCTTACCACCTGAAGTAGTATATTGATCAGCA